TTTGACCAAATCAATAACATTTGCCGCCACTGGCGGGTTGTTTACCCAGATGATGTGTCTCTTACTATGCCCTTTGACGTCTTTGACTTGGTCTGTTTTTAGATTGCTCTATTGGAGACCACCCAGCTGGAAACCCAATTCTAACCGACAAAAGTTTAAGGACTATGTCATGGATGGTTTTAATGCCGCCGTAACGCAATATAAGATGCTGTTACTGTGCTGTGGTTTTACGATAGCCACTACGTCTGCACCTTTGTTTAAGAGTTTGCTAAACTCCGCAGACGTGGACATGGGTCAAGTGTTCCGCGCGATTATGTTTGGTGGCGAATTCGTTGGCTTGTTGCGAGAAGCACCGGCAGAGGCGGCCAACCAAGCGTGTGGGTTATTGCGTGACGGCTGTTCAAAGGCCCTGTTGGCGCTAGCCGACAAGGAGAAACAGGCTAGAATTAAGCGCGTTTTGCGAAATGGTATTTTCGCGGGTGTTGCTATTGGGACATTGATACAGGTTACCAAGTGGATTGCTAGGTTCAGGACGATGAGTCTAAGTTTACAGGATAAGTTGGGATCTAGCCCAGTGGTAGCCGAGACCACGGTAAATTCAGATGGCGTGATTAATGTACAGGTTGACCGACAGATCGATGCTGCGCCTAGACATAAACAATGGCTCGGGAGTTATCACACAATTCCCAGGTTTCCCTTGGCGAAAGCCATGGCTACACAGACACCAGACGAGTCCAGGCAGAAAATAGGCGCCACGATGTATCGGATGACCATAGAGCCTTGTAAGGGCTCGCAGTTGACTAGTGTCGAGAGGTTTCCGGAGCACAGGGCTGATATGTTCGTTGTGGGCTATACAAGCACGAAAGCAGTCACTTATATGATTACGGTGGCTCATGCGTTTGCCAGGGATTATAGTCATTTTTGCATCACAATTCACGATCCTTCGCGGGCTCCCAAAGAATGTGTGTTGCCTAAGGCTGATATAGTTTTTGCCCCCAAGTCTTTTTACAACGGTACGATGTACGATGTCGATCTTTGCATGTTTGAAGTGCCGCGCAGTGCCACGGGAAGTTTACCGTGCATAGACAAGTATTTGGGTGAGCTTGTGTTGGATAAGACTTCCAATTTGGTTCGAATGATACCTACGTGCGGTGACAACAAGGGAGTAGTCACTGTTGAACAAGTGCCAACCAGTTTTGTCGACATGATGGCATTTGAGTATACTCGTGACACACCCGCCCACAAGTTACTTCCATCACCGATAGCACTGTTCATGTCAGGTGACGGTGCTGATGGCATGTGTGGCTCCATTATTGTGTCTGGTGGCGTGGTTGCGGGCATACACACGGGTTCTAACAAACCCACCGGCTGTGTCACAGCCACGCCCGTCACGGGGAAAATGTTGGCTGCCATGAAAGCGCAGTCGATAGCTAGGCAGGCCGGTCATGTGCCCAACTATGATGTTGAGAACATGTTGATTAGGTTTCCATACGTGAATGAGAGCCCCAATTCGAAGCTTACCATAGTGCCTACCGTCAAGATTGTTGATCCTGGTGCTTTGTCGCGCATATCGTATGATAGGTTTTTCGACGCGATTGGCACACTTAAGAAGAAGGATGGTTCCGACGTGAGTGTGAAGGCAACTACTAGTCTGGGGATTTCTCCACAAATAGAGCTGTTACTGGAACATATTCCAGATACCGCTAGACTAATGTCGGCTTACGCCATACCTTCTAAGCACTATAAGATGCGGCATACTGTGGAGAAGTTTGTCGATAAGTGCAGCTTGGACCGGCCTGACGATGTACATTTACGCCGTCAGGCCCAACACTTAGTTGGGCACAGGTTGTTTCAAGCATGCTCTGAAGTCATTGCGTCCAACCCTGGCCTTGCAGCAATGGAGGTTCTGGGGATGCAGGCAGCATTAGATGGGCTGTCTAGTTCGCAAAGTAGTGCTAGGTTTAATTTGGGTTCGGCCATACCTCTAAATACTTCGGTGGGCCCTTCGTATCCTGGTTCAAAATCAGAATATCTGTCCAAGGTTTTCTCCCCCGAACACGGTAGGTTTTTTACTTGCTTTAAGGACGATAACGCTATCTCTATGGAGATAATGGACAGAGTGCGAGAGCTCAAGGAGAGGCGTGAACAGGGTGAAGTTGGGTTTTCAATGAACTTCATGTGTCCCAAGGACGAGGTGTTGCCCGTACAGGACGACGGTCGTCCTAAACCACCGCGCCATATCATGAATGGTGAGTTGGCTGACAATATTCTCACTAGGATGTATTTCCAACCCATTTTGGTGTTACTGGGGTACAATCCGCTCTCTTGCGGGCATTCCGTGGGTATGGACCCCACGATGAACTACCTCGACATGATGAAGAGTTTAGTCAACGGGGACATAGAGGGACCGTTATATCTTGATCAGGTGGAAGCCAGTGCCTTTGTGGCTACGGATTACAGTGGTTTTGACTTGAGTCTCTCAGGCGGCCTGTTATCGGCAGTGATGAATATTATCATCAATCTGTCGAACCTCCTGAATTACAGCGATAAGGATCGTGCGGTCATGAGCTCAATAGCCTACGATTTGTGCAACCCGTCAGTTGTGATGTTGGGTACTGTGGTGCGGTTGGCTGGTGTCAACACCTCAGGCAACCCGCTTACCACCATTATTAATTGTGTGGCCAACATGATAATTAATTGTCAAATTCATGCCATGATCAGGTATGATGTGCTACATGGCAAATACATGGAGGACTATGCGAGAGATTATTCCACACTGACAGCGTCAGACATGGAGTTTGATCTGCGCCGCATAGTGGCATATGGTGATGATGTAGTGGTTAGAGTGGAAAAGGGCTCTCCAATAAATCAGCCCGCCACCATCTATTATGGTGGGCTGCTTGGTTATGTTATCACCGGCTCTGACAAAGGGAAGAGCGTTACTGAGTACGCTACCAATTTCACCTTTCTCAAGCGCAAGTTTCACTTGTATGTTAGGCCAGCTGACAGGCAGGTTGTGATGTGCTTGGCACCATTGGCTATGGATTCAATATTCAAGCCATTTGTGTGGGGCGATTTTGGCAAAGTCGACATTTGTGACCACTATACAGGGTTAATTAAGTCGGCGTTGCACGAATTGGTGCAACATGGGCATCATGTCTATGAAGACTTGGTCCCACGGCTGTGGTCTTTCAGTCAATCCTTTATTATAGAAAAGAAAATTAAGAAAGGGAAGATCACGTTGAAGTCAGGCATTGCGTCGCGATTTGAGGGTGATTTCGTTTCCTGGGAGACGGCCATCCAGCGACGGTATGTTGTTGACTTAGACCGGATAGAAGGTGAGCTGACACTTTCCGGGCTCAATTTAATTGAGTTATAAATTAGCACGGCCTCCAGGGCCTTAAACTGGTGTCGTTTGTATACTATTGTATGTTAATATAGGATTAGCGATCCTGAATGCTCTCAACGACAGAGAAGATCTGAGAGTACAGCTTGCTGACGTTTGTTTTATTACAGTGTTAGGGACCATGCATGAATACAATTATGGTCTATGCCCTGGACGAGATTCCATGGACTATGCGGGGGTACACCCGCCTAAAGGTGGCGCAAGTGAGCGCGCCGTTTTTAGTATTGGAGGCTCACCTGAGGCTTTGGTAGTGGAACCGGAGTCCAGCGAAACTTTTTCCACGAGCCGTAGTGCAGCAAATCTTACGAGCCAGAATGTCGAGTTTATGGATGCCAATCCCGCGTTTGATTACACGGTTGATGGGACGGATGATCCGACGAGGGCTTGTGCAGACACTACTGACGCCACTTTGGGTTCTTTCCTTGAAAGACCCATACTGATCAAAGAATATTCTTGGGTGCCTGGTATGGCGTTTTCTGAGGACTTTGATCCATGGTCGCTGTTTTATAATAATAGTAGGAATGTGAACAGACTGGCCAATTTCAACTTATTACGCAGTAGGTTGTGTATTAAGTTCGTGATAAATGGCAACGGGTTTTATTACGGGCGTCTTTTAGCTTCGTACAATCCGTTGCCTGATTACGACCAGGTGTCTATAAACAGGGGGCTTAATATTGCGGTTGATTCAATATCCGCTAGTCAGAGACCTCATATATACATCAATCCCACTGAATGCCAAGGTGGCACTCTATGTGTACCTTTTGTGCACTATCAGAATGCGTTGAGAGTGCCCGAGGCACAGTGGGCTGAAATGGGTGTGGTAGAAGTGAGACAACTTAACCAACTTAAGAACGTCAACGTCACTCCTGGTGTTGGCCAAGAGCTCACGTTATCGATTTTTGCATGGGCAGAGGGCGTTGAGTTGTCTGTTCCCACAGACTCCAACCCCGTGACTATCGTGGCCCAGTGTCTGGAAGTCAAACCAGAAGCTGATGAGTATGGTGATTCTCCAGTGAGCGCCGTCGCATCCGCAGTAGCCAGAGTTGCTGGGCGTCTTTCGAGTGTTCCAGTTATAGGTAGGTTTGCGAGGGCCACACAGATAGGTGCACACGCCGTCGGCGATATAGGCAAGTTGTTTGGGTTTTCTAGACCCATGACGATAGATCCCATACGGGTCTATTTGCCTAGGTACATTGGCGGACTTGCTAACGTGAACACTCCAGAGGCCGTGCAGAAGTTGTCACTGGATGTGAAACAAGAGGTCACTGTCGATCCTGGTGTAACTGGCGTTAGCTCTGCTGACGAGATGGGCCTTGTCGACATAGCTAAGCGTGAGTCATACTACGCCACGTTTGTGTGGAATACCACGGGGTATCCCGAGTCAGGCGCCGGCACGAAACTGTTTCAGACACAGGTTATGCCAACTGTTTATCAAACTTTTGGGAGTGGTGCAAACACCGAGTATCACAACATACCAGCTGGCATGGTAGCTTTGCCCTTTTCTTATTGGGGGGGCTCAATGGAATTTCGTTTCCAGGTAGTCTCTTCAAATTTCCATCGTGGCAGGTTGCGTATAGTTTGGGACCCCCATTCGTTGGATGGTGGTGGTTCTTCGACAGGCTACAATACCATGTACACACGTATAGTAGACATTGCTGACATGCGCGATTTCACTTTTAAGGTTGGTTGGGGCAGAGAATATTCTTTTCTGCCTGTGAGGAACCCTATGAAGTTGAGAGATGGCTTGCCTATTCCTTCTTTTGCTACGGGGCCTACGGCGCCCGCCGTACTGCAAGAAGTATTTGGTAATGGGACCATTTCTGTTTTTGTCGTCAATGATTTGACAACGCCAAATCCAGACCCTACCGTTGACGCAAGTGTAGAAGTCAATGTGTTTGTCAAAATGTGCGATGACGCTAGGTTTGCGGAACCCACCGATGCGGCGATATCGAATATTTCGTATTTTCCATCGGCGGCACCCGTAATTCCACAGACGTTGGAAGTTGTTCCAGAGTCTGATGAGCAGGTTGCAGAAGTACAACTTAGTGCGCCTGTTTCCACAGACGTGACCACAGAGGTTGGGGCCGTTGGCGATCCAACAGACCACACCATGGATGTGTTCTTTGGGGAACAGGTCACTAGTATTAGGGAGTTATTGAAGCGCTATTGTATGCACAGTGCTGCGTTCACATCTAACGATGATGCACAGACTACATGTGTTTATACGATGCCAGATTTTCCTTATTATTACGGGTATAATCCCGATGGTCCGGACAATTCTCTTTCGGGACCTTTTGCTTACGCTCAAATGACAATGCTTAACTATTTTACCCCTGCGTATGTTGCATATAGGGGCGCAATTAGATGGAAGCATTGGGCCACGCGGACGCCAATCGAACAGAGTGACACTGGCGTCAATTCTAACTTTGATTTACCTATGATGGTAGAGAGAAGTGATGGCTTGACACGCAGTCTCTCTAGCCCTTTGGCATATGTTCCATATTCTTTGACGTTTAGCAGCAATATTTTGCGCGCCGCCACTAGTTTGAGGCGTGCTGTGTTGCAAACATACACTTCGTTGTACAACGGGGCGTTGGCTACTCCAGTGGGTTTAAATCCTGACGGAGAAGTCGAGTTGCCGTTTTACACTAATAGGAGATTTTATAACGCCAGACGTATAAGAACATTGGCCACGCGTGCGGTGAATGATGAACTGCCCAGCGTGCATACTATTTACATTTCAGGTCAAAGGACCGTCTTGTTCAATTATGTTGCCGCTGGAGAAGATTTTAGTTTGGCATTTTTCATAGGGGTACCAGTCATGTATTCGATTGGGTTTGGTTCTCCTAACGCACCACCCACGCCCGTTTAGCACGGGCGTGTTAGACCCAGCGCGGGGTCTCTCTCTTGTTTGTTAGAGAGTTAAAGTTAGCGCATTTTTTCCATGCTATGCAAAAAAGATATGGGGTATCCCATTTAATAAAAGATCCAGCGCGGGATCTCTCTTCTTTGGTTCTAAGAGTTATTAGACGCCCTTGGGCGGCTTAAACACAGTATGTATAATGTTATGAGGTTTTAAGCCGCCCAGGCCGGGCGGTGGAATTTTCCTTACTA